TTGAAATATCTATCACGCAATGACCTCGAAACTATCGGCGGGAGAGTCATCGCAGCATATAAAAGACTACCGGCTATATCTGGTCAAGCGCTGGAACGAGTAGATATCGACTCCCTCTGTCAAGAGCTTCTGGGCCTTCGTATCGATTATGCCCGGTTATCTCTGAACGGCGAAAAAATCGGCCTGACATCTTCTTGCGATATAGGCGTCGAGGTATTCCCAGAAGATCCAAGCTCCACGGAAGAACAGTATTATATGCTTGATGGAAAAACCATTTTGATTGAAAGTGATCTTATGAAAGAGGGTGCCAATATAGGCCGAAGGAACTATACCGTTTCCCACGAGAGCTGTCACCATATTCTGAAAATGCTGTTTCCGCACGACTACGGAGCCCAAGCAAGCGGGCGTTCCGTTCACTGTTGTTACAGAAGCAACAGAGGAAATGGAGATTGGGAGGAATGGCAAGTTGAAACATTGGCTGCCATGATTTTACTTCCAGCCGAATGTGTAGTTCGAAGCATGGAGAGATTCGGTCTTGAAACCCAGATGCGCCTTCTAAACCGAGTATTTGCCCCTGCCGATTACAAGAAGTTCGAAGCGATGGCATCATTTATGGGTGCATCTAAAACAGCGTTGTCCATTCGAATGACGCAGCTTGGACTTCTGAAAAGAAATGATCTTTCCGACCCCTATAGTTTGGTTCGAGTCGACATGGATGAGGAGGACCGTATACTATGAAACCTAACTCGTATGAAATCAAAGTTGTAAAGCGTTGTCCGAAATGCAACTGGCGCATTTTTGATAAAGTGACTCCCACTTCGGGCATCATTGAGTTGAAGTGTCCCAACTGTCGAAAGATTGTTGAGATAGACCTGAGTTATCGTACCCCAATCCGCAGGAGAGCTACCTACTATCGAGCATCCTGCCATACTTACACATAAGAGTAAACGACAACAGAATAAGAAAGCTGATTGCACCGAGCCACGGGTCCTTAGATAAGGAAGTCTATGAGACACCAAATTGCCGGGCATTGAGAAGAAAAGGTTACTGCAAAGTGTACCTATCTTCTTGATGCCCGGCTTTTTTGTGCTGTTGCCCCCTAACGGAGGTAACAATGCTGACTGGTTTTTGGGAACCCTATATCGCTCAATATCCTTGATCTCCGATTTTTTGAACCTCACCAAATTCAAAAAATCAAAAGGAGATCAAAAAATGTCCGAAAAAGTTTATGTTCTCAATGTTTACAATACCATGACCGGCCAATACGAACTCATCCAAGTAACTAAGGAAGTATTTCAGACTTACAGGCGAACGAAATGGAATATCGAAGATAGCACGGAACGCTTTTTTAAGCATGAGACGCAGATGAGTTCGCTGATTGGCGGAGAAAATGATGGATACGAGCGGTTCCACGAGTTTATAGATTATGACAATACGCCCGAAAATCAAGCCATTGAGGAGATGGTATTCCAGTCCTTGCATAATGTTCTGGAGCTGCTTCCTCCGAAAGACTACGAGCTGATCTATGAACTTTACTTCAAGAACCACACCGAAAGGGAATGCGCTCAGAGGCTGGGGATGTCTCAGCAGGCCATCCATGAGCGGAAGAAGCGCATTTTGAAAAAAATCAAAAATAATTTGGACGAGGAGGGTTGTTAAGATACCTGTTTTCTCCCGTATACATGCGAGAAGAAAAATCTCTTCTTGTGAACGTTGAAAACTGAATATCCGGCGACTGATAACGTCAGTCAGCGGGCCCCCGACGAAGGGGAGCAGCGATGCGGCGGGTGCGCCAAGACTCACCTGTGCGGAGAACTCTGCATAAAAGACGGCCTACTAAGGTGACCGAGCGGTACCCACCCAGCCCAAAGCAGCTTTGGCAAGCTGTCTCGCGATGATACCGTTGACCTGTACTCACTGTCCAGCCACAGACTCAAGCAATGGGGGCAGCTCGGAGAGATCCTCGGAGGGGTGAGATTCCCGGAGGGTGGTGCCAGCCACTGGTCAGTTTAGCCGCCCACGATCCGGGGAGTAGTGTCGAATAGGATCATTAGAAAGTAAGAACACAAATACGGCGGGAGCCGAGCCATACCACGGGAATGCGATATTCTTCCAACCACTGGACGGCTCCCGCCTTTTTGATGGTAGAAATGTGCGGATAAGTCTTGTCCTTAGATTTCTATCATCTATATTTTTGAAAAGTGACAACAACTGCGACATAATTATATTGAAAAGTTGCTCTTTGCAATGCGTACTACATGGAGCAGCGAAACGACAAAGGCAGTAGACTATACCGTAGCCCGCTGTCTTTTTCGCTGCCATAGATACAAAACCAACTACATCAAGGAGGTAACACCATGCTGTCAAACAAGAACACCAAAAACGCCAATTTCCTTTTTATTGCTGATATGCTGAAGGATCTCCTTGCGCAGGAGTTGATCACAGAAAAGGAATATGCCAGGGCGAAAAAGTATTATATGAAGCTTACCGGTGCAGATATCGTATTAGCCCGCTGAAAATTGTGTATAAGGTCAATTTTGCGCTGTTCCAATTGTTTTGGTAGCTATTCAGAATAGTTATCAGTATAATGTGGTTTGCCCAAAGTGGTTGGTATCATAATATGATACCAACCAAAAAACGAGAGAGGAGGACACCAAAATGCCTGAAGTGCGGCTCATCACCCCTATCACAAGACAGAACACGAAGAAGATGCAGGTTGCAGCTTACTGCCGAGTGTCTTCCAACTCTGCCGATCAGCTCAACTCCTATGCCGCACAGATCCGAGCATACAAAAAATGCATCGGAGCACGCGATGATTGGGAACTGGTGGACATCTTCGCCGATGAAGGGCTCACTGGAATGAAAAGCGAAACCCGTGATGAATTTCAGCGGATGATCCGCATGTGTGAGCTCAAGCAAATTGACCTGATCATCACGAAATCCATCTCCCGCTTCGCTCGAAATACAAAAGACGCTCTGGCCTATGTAAGAAAGCTTAAGTTGCTGGGTGTGGGCGTACAGTTTGAAAAGGAAGGCATCTCGACGCTGTCTATGGGCGACGAGATGCTTCTTAATACCTTCTCCGCTCTGGCACAGGAGGAATCGCAGTCCATCTCCATGAACCAACGTCTCTCAATCGTCAAACGCATGGAACTTGGCGAGTATGTGGACAGCAACGCCCCTTACGGATACCGGTTGGTCGACAAGGCATTGGCTGTGTACGAGCCGGAAGCTGCTGTTGTGCGGGACATTTTTGACCTGTATTTGCGGGGTTTCTCCATCAGTGAGATTGGCAGAGAATTGAAGAGTCGCAATATTCCAACCAAGGCCGGCAAGGAGAGCTGGCATCCGTACCGAATAGCCTATATGCTGAAAAATGAACGGTATATCGGCGATAGTTTCTATCAAAAAACTTACCGTGAAACAACGGTCCCATTCAACCAGCATATCAACCGTGGACAGGAAGATCGCTTCTATGCCAAAGGGACACATCCCGGTATCATTGACAAGGATGTGTTCAATGCTGTTCAGCAGCTTATCCAAAAGCGCAAGGAGACTTTCTCCAGAACAACTACCCAAAATATCTATCCGCTTACAAGCCGCATTCAGTGTTCTGAGTGCGGCTCTTTCTATCGGCGAAGGAGCGTGTCGGGTACTGTGAAGTGGGTATGCGCCCTTCACAAAGATGACAGCACAGCTTGCGATTCTCACTATTATAGCGAAGAACGGATCTATGACGGCTTTATCACCATGGTGAACAAGCTGCGGTTCTCTGAAGATAACATCCTCGGGCAAGTCATCAGCCGGCTAGAGATGACGCTGGCAGCTATGAAGCGGAACAATCTGGTTGCGCGCGATTTAAGCAATAGTATTGCCGAGTTGAATGCGAAACTGCTCATGCTCGAACAGCTCCGATCCAAGGGATACCTTGCCCCTGAAGTTTATCAGGCACAAGCCAATGAGATCGGTGCAGAGCTGGCAAGGCTCAAGGATGTCAGACAGGAAAAGTTTAATTCAAAGGCTGCCATCATGCTTGATGAAGTCAAGAAGCTAAAGATGCTCGTTTTCGAGCTGGAAGAACCCCTCGATGCATTCGATGAAAAACTCTTCTTGGAAATCGTGAAGAGCATCCAAATCAATAAAGAGGATGAAATGTCCGTAGAATTCCTTGGCGGACTTCGATTCAAGGAACGCATATAGGAGGCAGTCATGAAAAAGACGCGGTATATCCCATATGGATACACAATGCGCAATGGCAGAACCGTCATCTCAGGAGAAGAAGCGGAAGTTATCAGAGAGATTTTCAATTCGTATCTGAACGGAGCTTCCTTGAAGGCAATTGCGGACGAGTTGACCGACCGCCAAATCCCCTATACGCAAAAGACTGCCATATGGGACAAAGCCCGTATTGCAAGAATCATCGATAACGCCGGATATACAGGAACTGAAGAGTATGATCCCATCATAGACGAAGATATGTATGAAGCGGCAGTCAGCCTGAAAACAGCTCGGCAGTGCAAAGCCTGCGAAAAAGAAAATGATGCCATCGGCCTGCTCCGCGACTTCGTTCGGTGCGATAACTGCGGTCAGCCGATGAAGCGTCGTGTCAACGCGAAGCATCGCATTCGAGAAAGCTGGAACTGTACCAACGACGAATGTGGCATCAGAGTCCACATCAGCGATGCCCAGCTCATCGAAACCATTATAGTCCTCATCAATCGGATTATCCTCAATGACCAGCTGCTCCAGCCGAAGCCCAAGAAACGGTATGAGCCAGATGCGAAGGTCACCAAGGTAGGAAATGATATCGCTCTGGAGCTGGAGCGTGACGCTCCAAACGAGGAGTTCATCATCGAAAAGACCATCGAGATGGCAGCGCTCATGTACGAGCAGAGCAATGCCAAGTTGAACCTCACAGTATCGCTCGCAAGAAAGCTGGCACAAACGATGGTCACGCAGGATGAATTCAATCGAGATTACTTTACCGCCCTCACCTCATACATCACACTCGGCGAACAAGGCAAGGTGGTACTTCATACTAAGACAGAAACGGAGGTTACGCTGGACGATGGAAGTAACGAAAGTTCCTAAAAAAATCGTCACTGTCATAGAGCCAAAACGCTCCATGACAGTAGACAAAGAAAAATACAGACAGAAGAAGGTTGCCGCATACTGCCGTGTCTCGACAGACAGCGAAGAGCAGCTCGTCTCCTACGCCAACCAAAAGAAGGTGTACACCGAGATGATTGCCAGTCGTAAAGATTGGTGCTTTGCAGGCCTGTTCGCTGACGAGGGTAAGTCCGGCACAAGAGCCGACAAGCGGCCCGAGTTCAATAAAATGATCAACGATTGTCTGGCCGGAAAGATCGATTACATCATTACTAAGTCCGTATCCCGATTTGCCAGAAATACGGTGGACTGCCTTGACTATGTCCGAATGCTCAAGTCCAAAGGCATCGGCGTCTACTTTGAGGAGCAGCAGATCGACACACTCAAGACAGACAGCGAGCTGTATCTGGTCATCTATGCTGGCTTCGCACAGTCCGAATCCGAAAGCATCAGTAAGAACATTACTTGGAGCGTTCGCAAGAAGTTCGAGGAAGGAACACCAGTGTTCATATACAAGCGGTTCCTTGGCTATAAAAAGGGTGCTGACGGTGAGCCTGAGATCGTACCGAGTGAAGCGGCCATCGTGGAACGTATCTTCAATCTCTATCTGGCTGGAGAAACCGTGGACAATATTTCCAAGATGATGCAAGCTGAGAACTATGATATCCCCGGCAAAACCATCAGCTTTAGCAAGGGCATGATCATGAATATGCTCTCCAACGAGCGATACTGCGGAGATGCGATCCTGCAAAAATCCGTCACCGTTGACTGCATCGAAAAGAAGCGGAAGAAGAACACCGGAGAAGCTCCAATGTACTATGTTCAGAATAACCATCCAGCCATCATCGACAGAGTGACCTTCAACAAGGTTCAGGAAGAGCTGGCCAGGCGAAAAACGAAAACGCCAGGCTCTGCAAAGAGTTCTATCACATCCACCGGAAAGTATTCTCGCTACGCCCTGACCGATGTGCTCATCTGCGGCAACTGCGGTACCCGCTATCGCCGCGTGACATGGTCAAGAAATGGTACCAAGCGCATCGTGTGGCGCTGTATCAGCCGACTGGACTACGGCAAGAAATATTGCAGCGATTCCCCCACCATTATGGAGGACAAGTTGCAGGAGGCCATCGTTCGAGCGGTCAACAAGTTCAACAAGCAGGATAACGCCACCTATAAGGCACTCATGAGAGCAACCATCAGCGAAGCCCTCGGCCTTAATGGAGATCCGGAAGAAGTAGATATGTTGGAGAGAAAGGTCGAAGCCCTAAACAATAAGATGCTGGCGCTTGTCAATGAGAGTGTCAGCTCCGGCGATGGCATCGAGGCCCATGAAAGCGAGTTCATGACACTGTCACAAGAAACAGAACTTCTCAAGCAGCGTATAGCTGCCATTCAAGAAAGTACTGCCAAGGATAACGGCGAACAGAGCCGCCTCGAGCAGATCCAAGCCATCATCTCAGAAAGAGAAAGCAAATGCATGGAGTACGATGACTCCATCGTCCGTCAGATGGTAGAATGCATTAAGGTCTATCCTGGCGGCAAGCTGGAAATCATCTTCGGTGGCGGATACCTTGTCGAAGAATCCGTCTAAGTTTAGGAGATTGAGGGATCATCCCTCTTTCTCTTTCTTTATTTCATCGTGGATGTTCTCCTGAATCGCATCAAGAAGGGCGACTTTTTGCTCTGTTGAACACTCCAACCTTGAGATGTAATTATAAATCAACTGTGCATGGACAGTTGCAACGCGCTTGGCAAGTTCCTCCTGACATTCCTTTGAGCGCGGCAAATGAATGATTACTTCCATAGAATTCCCCCCCAATCGGGCATAAGGCCGGATGCATATCGGTAAGATGGTCAGCACACAATGAAGTATGGGATCATCGCAGGCGCGCTCCTTTTAATGTCTTTATTTATTGACAATTATAGATGTATCGTCTATAATAACAAGCACAAAGATGATGTGGAGGTGGTGTGCAGAATGGGACGAAAGAGTGTTGCTGTGCTGCCGCAGACGCAGGCGATTTTAGAACAGCTGGGAGAACAGATCAAACTTGCCAGATTACGGCGGCATCTGTCTGCCGAATTGGTCGCGGAAAGAGCTGGTGTGAGCCGAGCCACAGTGTGGAATGTTGAAAAGGGAAACCCCTCTGTCGCGATTGGGATCTATGCCGCAGTTCTGCACGCGCTGAACAATATGGATAAAGACCTTCTGCTCGTTGCAAAGGATGATGAGCTGGGGCGTAAACTCCAAGACCTTGAACTTACCACGCGCAAGAGAGCACCACGAAACGGAGGTGATTGACCGTGGCATCAAACCAAAAAACAATTTATGTCTATGAGAGCTTCCAATCTACAGAGCCAAACTTCCTGGGGACGCTCTTCGTGGAGAATGTCCGTGGCAGGGAGAGCTACTCATTTGAGTATGATGCTGACTGGTTAAAAAGCAGCGCAAACTACATGTATCTCGACCCAGATCTTCAGCTGTATGCCGGTCGGCAGTATCCCACCGGTGCAAAAAATGTGTTCGGCCTTTTCGCCGACTCTTCCCCCGACCGCTGGGGCCGCCTGCTGATGACGCGCAGAGAAAGAATCCTGGCGGAGCAGGAAGGCCGAAAGCCTCGAAAGCTCTTAGACAGCGACTTCCTGCTGGGCGTCTACGACGAGACTCGGATGGGCGCGATCCGCTTCAAGCTGGACAAAGACGGCCCGTTCCTTTCGGATGATTCAAAAACCCCGACGCCTCCCTGGACCAGCTTGCGAACGCTGGAGGAAGCCTCCCGTCAATTCGAAAACGATGAGTCCGGTCTCGAGCAGAAATGGATCAATCAGCTCATCAAGCCCGGTTCCTCGCTGGGCGGCGCTCGTCCGAAGGCCACCGTTCTGGACACAAGCGGAAATCTGTGGATTGCCAAGTTTCCGTCCAAGCACGACGATGTTAACGTGGGCGCATGGGAAAAGGTCACCCATGACCTTGCAAGACTTTGCGGCTTGGATGTTCCCGAGTCCATGCTGATCGACTTCTCCAAGTACGGAAGCACCTTCCTTGTACGACGGTTTGACCGGAATGGTGCTGCGAGGATTCATTTCGCGTCCGCCATGACAATGCTCGGAAAAACGGATGGGGCATCGGCAGCGGACGGCTCCAGTTATCTTGAACTGGTGTCCTTTATCAAGGCCAACGGCGCTGCTCCCAAGAGAGATTTGACAGAGCTATGGAAGCGGATCGTGTTCAATATGGCTGTTTCCAATACGGATGACCACATGAGGAATCATGGCTTTATCCTCAAGGCGGATGGCTGGCATCTCTCACCCTTGTACGATGTAAACCCTGTTCCGGAAGGTGACGAACTGTCCCTCTGCGTAAACGAGGACGATGCGACGATCTCCCTCGACCTTGCGCTGGAGATTGCACCGTATTGTGAGATCAGCACCAAGGACGCAACTGCTATGGCGGCGGATGTCCTGAAAACCGTCCGAGATAACTGGAATCGTCTGGCAGCGGAATGCGGATTAAGCCGGAGCGCACAGGAATATATGCGACCGGCCTTCTCGCTGGCTCTTGAATAACACAGCTTGATTCACCATCAGATCTCCCTTCGAGCAAGGGGGATCTTTTTTTGCCAGTCACAAGCCAAATAGCATTCCGCGTGTGCTATTCCTCAAGGACAGGATCGTCTGCAAGGGGTTCTTCGTTTTCCTCTACAAAGTCATCTTCCGCAGCAACCTTCCCAGAATGCAGCTTCGTCATTCGCAAGGTATATTTGCATTTTCGGTTATAAGCAACGAGCATAGCTTCGGCGTAGCAAAGAGACCCTGCTCCACGCTCTTTAGCGATGCGAGACAACTGCCGAACAGACATGAAGCCAACTCTCTCCTTAAAGGTTTCGTCACGAAGCTGGTCACCAAATGCTACGACCATTCTCGCAACACCGGCTAATACATTTGCCCCCAGAGAGTCGATATCCCCCTCCCATGTACCAACGCAGAGCCGCAAAGTTCGGTCAAGCACATGGTAACCATATTTGGTGTAGATCCGCTCCAGCGTAGCAACCGCACAGATCATGCCATATGCTTTGGTCGGCCCGATAGAAAGAGAATAGGATTCTACCAGCCGCTTAATAACGAGCTGCTGTTCATTTCCCGCTTCGATATTTGCCATGAATATCTCGTAAGGCTTCAGCGGCCGCACATGCTTCATCTGATTTGCAAAAATGTCCGCTTCGTTCTTGTAATCTAAGCTGTCATAAATCATGCACCAAACAGGAGTCTCCCGCGAACCGGATACAGTAGCAACGATCTCTATGGTGTGCTGACCATTAAAGACATAGTTGACACCATCACGGCGGCTCACCTTTACCGGGTTGATTTGGTTCAGGTCGAAATCCTCGATGGCTTTTTCAACCTGAGCCTGAGACAATGGCCGCTGGTATTCCTGATTAGATACGAGATTTTTGATCGGGATTTGCTCGAAGTGGACATTCGGAACAAATCTGCTGAAGTCTTGCATTAGTCTACCTCCCTGATATCTGAGAGCATCTCGGACACCTTCTCCTGTAGTGATAGCAGTGCTTCCTCGAGTCTGCTTTTTGCGCCCGTGGATGCAGCATTCATGTCCGCATTGTTTCTGGCTCTTTCAATGGAACTGACCCACGACGGAACTGTAAGAGTCAAACCGGCGATTTCAGCATCTGGATCGTGCATAGGTGTAATTTTGATAAGTGGTAAAGTCTCCTGCATAGGTTCGACTGGCTCCTCGTCTGTATCAGCAAATTCTTTTCGCGTATCACTATAACTGGTGAAGGGGTGTTGCAGGTCCTCAGGTTTTGACCCAATTCGCCTGATCTCTTCCGGCGGCATTTTCGAAAGGGCCACAAGGTTCTCGTGAGATATTTTGAAAGTGCCAGAAAGCACTTTGCCAGGAAGTTCGGGGTCTGCCTGTCCAACAACGTCTAATGCCTTACTGAAGATCGCATACTTCTGCACAGATCCAGTAGATACATTGTATTGAGCGCTGAACTTCTGGGCTGTGCGCCGAAAAGTATCGCCTCGCTCACCCTTGTTTCTCCGCTTATACTGGTTGAACCCATTGATGTTGGGCGGATGCTTACGCGCTACTTTCTCAAGTTCATACTGCTTTCCAATGAGATATCGTCTGGTTTCCTCCGTGATATTTCGGCGGCCGAGCTGATTGCTGCAGATCCAGACAATCGCTTGCTCTCGGTTCTCAAATGGCATCTCTCGTATAGCATAGGGAATGTGAAGTCGATTGCATATCTCGTAACGGTTATGACCATCAACAATGATGTTATTCCATGTGATGATCGGCTCTCTGCAACCGTCTACTGCAAGATTTACTTCGAGTTGAAGATACTCATCTTTCCGTAAAGGTCGAATGAGCGTCTTAAATTCCGGGTCGATCTCCAACACCGCAAATCCTTTATCCATCGTTGGGAGGTCTCCTCTCATTTTTCTTTAAGGTTTTCATGGAGAAATAGGCTACTCTGTTTGCAACATCCACCTCTCCGCTCATACGATAACTGTATTGGAAGTCGAGAGTACCAATCATGTTGACCAAAGCACACAGGAGTGTATTACTGTAGAACTCAATAGAATAATGGCGTGATGTTTGAACCAACTTCACTCGGTTGGAGGTGCCACCAGCGAGGGGCCGATCTGAGCCAAGTACAGCAATGAACATTTCTTCTGGATTGACCAGAAATTGAACATATTGCGGATTCCCCATTTTGTTCAGGGTGGACTTATGTATGCGAAAGCGATTCCACTTTAAGTCAATGGTCATGATCGCGCTGTTATCCGTACTACCCATTTACACTCCCCTCCTGCACAGGTACCTCTGGTTGATATGCGGTATGGACTGATGTGACATTTTCCACGGATGCCGTGGAGGATACAGAGCTATCCTTGATTCCATAAATCGCGTATCCGTCAAAGATATTGATCTGCAGAGATTTCTGGTGTTCACGATAGGGCAAACCGAACTGATCCTTCCAACCGGCTGGGAATACAGGTGTACGCGCAGTCTTGGGCTTGCCTCCGTCTTTTGCAATACGCTGATAAATCTCGGAGGCGTTCAAGTCGAATACAATCAGATACTCATCATTAGCATGGATGACCTTGCCAATCAGCTTGTACCTGTAATCAATATTCCAGTCCATCAGCTCAAAGAGCTTTGCAAAGAAGAACTTACCCGTCACCTGACGGGGCCTCCTCTTCCCACCAGATGTGTTGCACCACGCGAATGCGTCTCGCTCTGACTCGGCGCAAGGGCGTAGCGCAAGAATGTGCGACTCTCGATTGATCAAGAGTTGGACACAGTCTGCATGGGGAAACTTGTTCAAGCAAGCAGTATTGACATAAACTTTGTAATTGTTGAAGGTGATAGACGGCTCGAAAGTATGAGCGAAGAACTCCCTACGAACCACCTGATACCCATCAAAATCGAAGTCGTCACTAAGTTCGATCACATCGCCTGGTGCCGATGTGTCGATTGTCATTGGCGTGTCCGCATCCTCCTTAAAGGTAATGGTAGTTTCATCATCGATATTGCCGAATTGAGTATTCTGCAGCATCGGTGAGATGAAAGAAACCTGATTCTCTACTTCCATTCTGCTCTCCTTTCATTCGTCTCTGACAAGATTCAGCGCATCTCCAATCTGGCGTAGGCTCATGCTGAGATAGCGACAAAGCCGTCTGAGCTGTTCCGTGTTATACTCTGCCATGATCACATCCTGCTCGGCTTCGGACAAATCAGAAAAGCATCTGTTGACATGTATACCATCACGAACCACGCGGTAGTACACTCCATCAAGATTCCGAAAGATTGGAATATCGTTTTTTTCAGGCATTAAAATCCACCTCTTCCATCTGCTTTATGGGGGCTAATTGCTCTGCTATGAATCGCTGCATTTCATCAAACTTGGTGACTTGAAGCTTCTCACCGGTTTCAAAGAGTTGGCCTTCCAGCCAAAGCTTCCATGCATCTTCACTTTGTAATTCCGGTGAAGATGAGGTAAGTCTGTGAGAGTAAAAGTCACTACCAAACCTGTCTGCCAGTTTCTTAGGAACTGCCCGAATACGCTTTCCTGATACGGAGAGAGGAGAAAGCTCACCGTCGCCGCTGATGGGAGAATCTGTCCCCGTCATGAGATAGGACTGGATAAAAATCTCAGGTTCACTCAAATCAAATATGAACACCGAATCTCCTTCGTTTTGGAGGAGTCTACCATAGGCCCTGAACTTAAAATCGGTTTCCCAATCGAGCAGTTCGAATAGGGTTCCACCAAATGCGGTACATGGTATCTCTTTGGCATAGTATTTTCCATCGTCAGGTCTTGACCACTGTACGCACTGGCGAGAATCCTTAGAGGCGCGACGAACAGCGAGCTTCCGCAATCCCGGATGAATCAGCAGTTCAACTTTATTGTCCTTCCCAAACTGCCTGACGCAATCTGTGCTGAACTTGATTTGTTTGCTCTGAAATAAGACATACGGTCTTTTGTTCGCATCAAAGAGAGATGAATTCGTAACTTCAAAGCCGCGCAAATCAAAATCTCCAGCTGCCACCTCGAATGTGGCGTCACCCTCTGCAGGCTGTCCGTAATATGTATCGTCCGTGTAGACACTCATAGAAGCCTGTAAATAATCGGCTGCCTTGAAACCTGCCCACTTAGGGCTAATCGTGACAAATCCTTTTAGAACGCCAGATCCAATCACTCGAAGCTCCGGCAGAATAGACTTTCCGCCGTATTTCGCATTATTGATCATGTGCTGAACGGCTATATAGTCATCTCTCGACACGATTGCCTCGTGTTCTCCTTTATACAGGCTCTGCTGCCGTTCCCCTCTGTTTTTCTTGGACTTATGGCTGATCACATCAGGCGTGAATGTCTTTCTTGTGAGAACATCACCACAATGCCGCTCATTCCTCAAAACCTGAATTACGGTGCCGGAAGTCCACTTGGAATTACCAAGGAATGTCCTCTTACCAAGTGCCTCGAGGGTTTTTGCAATATGCGATGAAAAATATCCGGACAGATACATGTAGAATATGAGCTTCACGGTCGGCGCTTCGTCCGGATTGATTACCAACTTGCCGTCAGCATCATGGGAATAGCCCAACAGCTTGGGTGTCAGAGGAAGTCCTCCATTCAACCGCTGAGCAAGCGAAACTTCCATACTGCGGCTTCGAATGCGGGACTCGTTTTCCGCAATGGAAGCCAAAAAAGACAGCGGCATGTTTGTATCCTCGTTCAACGAGAAGATGCATTCACTCTCGAAGAAAACGCCCACTGGATTGCGGAGCTCCGCAAGATTCCGCACCATAGTAATACAGTCGACGGTATTTCTGGCAAGGCGAGAAACCGATTTAGTGATGATCAAGTCGATTTTTCCGGCTCTGCTGTCAGTGAGCATTTGGTTTAGCTCAGCGCGGTGTTTTGTCGAAGTGCCCGAGATTCCTTTATCGGCGTAGATCTTTACAAGCTTCCAATTGGGATGCTTCAAGACGAACTCTTCATAATAGTTCTTCTGAAGTTCATAGGAAGTTTCCTGACCGAGATTATCAGTTGAAACTCGGACGTAGACCGCAACACGCTGATGGACATCTGCATCGTAGAAGTCGACCTGTTTCTTTGCCGGATAGATGACATCTGGCTCTCTTCGATTCGAGTATCGCTTATGTACTTTCTCACGTTCTGCTTGGTCGGCTGCTTTCTTTGCCGATTTACTCATGGAGAGCACCTCTCATATCCAGCTCGTCATCAGGCAAGATTTTCCAGCCGGATGTTGGGAAGAAATAGGGCTCCCGAAGGTCATCACGATAATATGAGGCCAAAGTGTATAGATCTTCTGATATGAAGTAGATGCCAACAGGAGGCTTGCGAGCGGCGAGTATTCTTGCACAAATCGTCATTTCTTGGGCATCTCTGGACACATTGCTGACCTTCTGTGTGATTATGAGATCGACTTTCCCAGCATCGCAGTCAGACAGGAGTTCAGACCATGCTGTAGAGTTCTCCATATACGGAGCGGTCGATCCATTGTCAATATAGAAACCTACAAACTCCCACATAGGATACTGAGACAGCGTAGCACGAAAAACCTCTTTGTTACGTTCGAGATATTCCTCGTCTCTATATTTCGTCTGGTTGAAAAAGCGGATGTACACTGCAACTTTGAATGGGGTTTTGGGATTAGGTGTTTCATGGCGAATGCTTTTCAACCACTGCCTGTGCTGTGCCACAAGAGGAGATACCAAGTTTTCTCCCAGGCACAGGTCAAAAGAAGGGTGTTCCGCCTCATCGTTTTTTTGCTCGACGCCTAATGGCAGCAGTTCTGTGTTTTCCATGTTTCCCTCCGGCATTTGGGCAAGCCCTTTTGGGTGAATTATAGGGAAAATGCTAAAAAATAAGAAGATACCATAGGTCAGCATCTTGACCTATGGTATGGAAATGACAAAAAAATTATCGGATTGGTCACCCAATCCGATAATTAATCATTATTCTGTTTCTTATGCATGGAGGCTTTGACCTCTCGGACAATCTTTAAGATGGTTTCCATCTCACTGGCCGAGCAGTCTTCAAGGAGCTCCGCAAACTCACCTTGATAGATTGCTTTGACCTCCGGTACATCTGGGCGGAGCAAATAGTCTGCAGATACCTGAAGAGCTTCCGCCACTTTGACGAAAGTCTCAAGTTGCATCCCCGTTTTTCCTCGTTCGATGTTGCTAATCAGCGGCAGTGAAACAGAAGCTTCGACTGCCAAATCCGCTTGGCTCATGCCTCTGCTGATTCGAACAGCTTTGATGCGTGAGCCGACCAGCTTCAGATCTTGTTCTTCATACATGACCAGCTCACCTCCCCTTCGCCGGATATAAGCTAACAACTATAATTTAAGTTAGTATATAATATGCGAAGGTCGAGTTTATATAATCGTACCGCTATAAAATAATGGTTCAAATATAATTGAGTTGCCAAAATTTTTAAGGAGGTTTCTCTATGCAACTCAATTACTATGTCCTTGGTCAAAGAATCCAGAAAATCAGGAAGAACAAGCGTATCTCCCAAGCGGTGCTGTCCACCATGATCGACAAGTCCGCTGGATACATCAGCTATCTCGAGTGCGGTACAAAGGTTATGAGTCTCGAAACTTTTGTTGGCATCGCCAATGCGCTGGAGGTGTCGACTGATACGCTCCTGAACAGGCAGCTCACGGGTGCGACTGAGATGTCTAATGCCGAGGCGCAGAAAATCTTCGCCAACTGCACCCCGTATGAAACCTATGTCCTGTTGGATGTGCTGAAAACAACCAAGAACGCTCTACGCTCGCACCACCATCTCCTCAAGGATGAGTGGTAATCATTTTATCAACTGAATATCAAATAGCAACAGACCACAGGTTAAGAGATTGACCTGTGGTCTGTTGCGTGCAAAAAACGATTATGTTTTCGCCCAAAACGATTATGATTTGGGCTTTTGCGAGATTTTCCATTCTATTGATGCTATAATCCGGTCAAGCCAGAAAGGATGAGGATGAATGATCTATTACACCGGCGATATTCACGGCAGTGCGAAAGAAATCGTTGCTTTTGCCCAACACTATGAGCTCACAGAATCGGACATCATCGTCATCCTTGGTGATGTCGGAGCGAACTATTACGGCAACAGGCGGGATCGGTATTGCAAAGATGCGCTTGCCAGAATAAAGCCCACCGTCTTCTGTATTCACGGAAACCATGAACGGCGTCCAGACACTCTCGCGGGCTATAAGCAGAAAGAATGGAATGGTGGCCTTGTGTGGTACGAGGATGAGTATCCGAACTTACTCTTCGCCAGGGACGGAGACATCTTCACTATGGAAGGAACCCGGCATCTGGTCATCGGCGGCGCTTATAGCGTAGACAAATACTACCGACTGGAAAACGATCTGCTGTGGTTTGCTGATGAGCAGCCCTCGGCAGAAATCAAGACATATGTGGAAGATCAAATCACGAAAAACAGAATTGACATTGTTCTCTCTCATACCTGCCCCTATAAGTACGAACCGCGGGATGCGTTTTTACCCATGATCGATCAGAGCACGGTTGATGACAGCACAGAGCGATGGCTTGATGGGATAGAAGAAAAAGTGGATTATAAGGCATGGCTTTGCGGACACTGGCACATAGAGAAGCAGATTGACAAGCTTCGCTTCCTGTTCCACGATGTTGTGTCACTGGAAATGATAAAGCGAGGTTTCAAATGAGTCGTTTCAAGAGCAATCTCTACACTATTGAGCGCCGAGTATGGAGAAACCACAAGCTGTGCTGGATTCAGAACGATGACTTCACTCTCTTTTCAGGACATCACAAAACGAAAATCAAAGAGGAAGATCTCCCAGAATGGTATGTCTTTGGCAGATACTATAAGCTGTGGGGCTTCCTCTCCACAAAAGGTATTACCGACTTGCAGTACATCCCGAACCTGTGGATCAACCACTTCCTGAAAGATGACTGTCTCCTGATCTCCTATGGCGGTAAAATCGAGGAACATCCAGACAGCATCGGTTTTGAAAAATACAGCGTCGTTGATGAGCGTGTGTGGGGCAACGAGATTCTCGATGTGCTGAAAGGCGCCAGGATGTTCTCGGAATATGATATCGCCCCTATCATGGAACAGATCCGTGAGAAGCAGCACATTCTCATTGAGAACTACCCGGACGAGTTCGGGCCCCACAAGTGGAGTTTTGATCTCGATAAATGGATGGCAGAAGAGTACCACTCAGGTCGCCCAACCTATTACAGCAAAGCCATCACAGAAAAGAGAGAAGCAGAGCTGCGAGAACTATATGACAAAAGAGGACAGACAAATGGATGAATGCCAACACGCAATGGAGGAACTCCGCAATATAGTCGAGGGGATCAGCAACCTGCGAGACACAGCATACGCGCACTACTCTTTATTGGTCGAGCGGGTGCTGAAGGATCAAATCACCGACGAGCAGCAGTTAGAACAAATCATGGATGGCCTCTGCGATTTCTGCGATGAGATCCGCTTCATCGATCTTTATCGAAGCCTCTGCCGACATATTTACTACCAGTATCCGCAGCTCGTGGGAGAGCATGTGGCTCTTTTCCGTGCGCTGTTTGAGGGACCCGATGAGAACTGATTTGAGAGAAGATGTATGGAGGTAACCTTCAGTGAAGGTGGCAGATACAAGTTTGCCTGCTACCGCCTCACATATGAAGAAAGCAAGTCTCCAGATAGGATTGCAAAGATCAAAGCCGATCTTGCCTCAAAAGGGAAAGATGGGTATTCCATTGCAATTACTTATGACGTATCTCCCACCCCACCAACGTGGGACACATTCGCCAATTCCTTATTATGTCTGGACGGAAGACTTGAGATGTGGAAGCTAATGCAAGAGAGTTGGCCACATCACAAAGCGGTCGAAGCGCAGAAAGGAGTGAGTAAGATGAGCACATCATATTTCATTTTTACGGAGGTTCTGGCAAATGATCAGTGGCATTGTATCAACCCCCAAGTGATGAAGTTGCTGCCTATCGAACATCTCATTCTTGTTCCAACGCTTCGCTCGGACAGCAGGTATCAGTTTGAAAAAGCATACCGGCAGCTTGAGTACGATGGACACTCGTTCACAGTAGACGAAATGTCAAGAAATTTACAGGCATCGGTGAACGACTGGCTTACCCCAGAGGACAGTGTCCGAATTGCCGTTTGCTACGATGACATCTTGAAGCTACTGAACACTTCCGGCAAAGAACATTCTGCATTTGCTCTTCGATCTGAAGTAGCGGCCTTTCAGAATGATGAATCCGATAGTATTTTGGACTTCGTCTCAGTAGACGAATATCGGAAGATGGAGGATGAACTCAAGAAGGCTTATCAATATTTCGAATGGAATGACCGCTCCGGTGCGTATCGCTATTATGAGAAGATCCAAAAGAAGGTCGCCGCACAGGTCAAGGATTGGAAAGCGATAAACCCTCGGGCAGAAATCACCTCTGTCCGAATAATGCTTTTTTCAACCTAAAGGAAAACACACAGGAGGGTTTCAGATGCAATCGAATAAAGAATCGAACCAAAAGCTGATTGAGCGATTTCCGTTTCTTATGCCCCGTAACCGCTGGACAGGAGAAGTTCCAGAGGATTACGACTATTCCTATACGGAACTGGATTCCATGCCTGACGGCTGGCGAAAGGCTTTTGGGGAGCAAATGTGTGAAGATATCCGTGAGGAATTGGCACATGCCGAGTATCTCGACCAATACCGTATTTCCCAGATCAAGGAGAAATATGGAACGCTCTGTTGGTATGACTTTGGCTGTACAGAGCGGATGCTTCGTGACATCATCCCCAAATATGAGCACCTATCGGCGAGAACTTGCATCAGATGTGGGAACCCTGCAACAAAGGTTTCTACTGGCTGGATCAGTCCCTACTGTGACACTTGTGCTGGAAAAATCAGTCATGCCGAGAGATTTATTTCCATTGGGGAATGGCTTGATAGAAACAGCCGCGAAGTAACATCAAAAAGGAGTCTAAATGAAAAAGATACCCACTCTCTTTGAACGAGAATTTGAAAACCATCGAATTGTCAGAATACTGCCAAATGTAAGCCCTGACCTTGCTTGGGTCATGGCCGGCGAAGGCGTAGCGACCATCAAATGGGACGGTGCCTGCTGTGCGGTCATCAATGGTGTTTTTTACAAAAGATACGATGCAAAACATGGAAAACCGATTCCATCTAACGCAATCAAGTGTCAGGAGAACGCAGACCCTGTCACTGGCCACTTGCCTTGTTGGGTACCTTGTGACCGAACTGCAACCAGCGATAAATGGTTCTGGGATGCGTATGACAGAATGGGAATTGTACCGGATGGAACATATGAGGCCATCGGCCCGCATTTCAGATCTAATCCCCACAACCTTGATACCGATATTTTCAAGCCCCACGGGAAAGACATTGTTGAACTGGATCGGAGCTTCGAGGGCATCCGCACTTATCTGGAAACCCATGTGATTGAGGGGATTGTCTTCTGGAAAGATGGACAGCCTTGGTGCAAAATCAAGCGCACGGATTTCGGACTCCCGTGGGGGAGATGATTACCTGAAGAAAAATGGTAGGTACCACCCATGAGAGAAAAACCGAGATATTATCGACTGGAACTGGATGACTATTCTGCTGCCGCTTTTACCAGTTTCGGAAAATACTATTACGGTACAACGGAGGACTTTCGTTGCTTCTTTAGAGAGCTCACCATTGATATGGCTCTGAAGAAACAATTTGGGGATCTGATATCTAGATTCCAGTCCTTCGAAGAAGGGCAGCAAAACATCAGCCACTACATTGCTTACAGGAAGATACCGTTCCTCGTTCCCGCGCATCTGCTCCACAAGGAAACTGTCATCTTGGAGAATTACGAATGGGAGCACACTAACACATGGGGCTTACCCTACTATATGCGCTGTGACAAAGTCGAATCGGAACATCTCTGGTTTGCTTGTGACGGAGAATACTGCCGCACAGTCAAAGCTGTGTTTTCAAAATTGCAGTATGCTGGGGATGTCGGTCAGTGGAAGCATGTGGGAACAATGCTTTGGGGATTTCCGTGCATTCTCGCTGGGAACCAATTTGGCTTCCGGAATCGGTTAGCGGAATCGGAGAAGCAATTTAAGACCATGGAGGAAGTCCAGCAGGATTGGGAGGTGTTTCTCAAAAGCCCAGATCCTGACTATTCGGAGTTTTGCAATGACATCTTTGGTGATGGCTGACACCATAGGGGGATTCCATGAAAGAGAAATATCAAATCAGATCTCAAGGAAGCAACCTGACAAAGTATCTAGCAGAACAAGAATCGATGAACACTGGCAGGTCTTTCTTCGGCTGTGTCTTCCACTTTTTTGACACTTCATATCATCCAAGCACAAAGGACGAGATCATAATAAACTCACAGAAAAAGAGATTTATATCTTCATACCTAGAAAGCAAAGGCCAAACGGAGGTATGCAGCATGGGCAAATGGCTTGGCTACATGGTGGAACTGTACCACGATGGTCAATGGTACAACATCGACCAGTGGCATCGACACGCAAATGGACAACTCAGACACCACTTTCTGTATACTGCGCCGGAACGAGATATTCTCTCTAGTGCACATGATGAGCTGGCTCTTAGTAGAGAGAGAATCTGCTTTTCTGACCTGGCAGCAGAAACCCAGGATATCATCTGTGCAGAAAATCCAGCTTTCGAACGCAGTACATTCGACTCGTGGGATTTCTTCATTTGGGGCAGCTTCTCTGATTTAGAGACACTGCTGCAAAAGCTCGCTGCAAAAGAAAACGATAAATGCATCTCAAAGGACTTACTCGAAACACTGATCTTCATGATTCGAAACCAAGTCCAGATTTTCCAACAAACCATCCCGTACTCCGTGGCTGATAGGTCATCGGAAATGCCAATCAGGATTATTATCTGTGAATTGTGATTTTTTGATAGCTATTCGCTCCGAAATATGGTAATTGTTCGTGTTACAAAGAAGGAGGTGGAACACCATGATTTATGTAATGTCTGATATCCATGGACAAAAGCGGCGCTTTGATTCCGTCATGAAGCAAATCAACCTGCAGCCGGATGACACTCTTTATATCCTTGGGGATGTGATAGATAGAAATCCAGATGGCATCAAAATCCTTCGCCAGATTATGGCGATGCCAAATGCCAAGATGCTTCTGGGTAACCACGAATTAATGATGATGAATGCTCTCTACTACCCTCCCCCAGAAGATGAGGAGTGGCCCGACCTCTACTACGGGCCCAAGCTGTCTCTGTGGTATAGAAATGGTGGCCAGATAACGCATAATTATCTGAAGCATATAAAGAAAACCATTCGTCAGGAGATATTCGAGTATCTGGAGAAGTTGCCTTTAAACATAGAACTTACTCTGAACAATAGGCAGTTCATTCTGACCCACGCAGCGCCTGTCGAGCTTTATGAAACCTACGGCCATAAATATGAGTGTGAGCGAGACTTTGCCGTCTGGATGCGATTTGACAGTTTCCCTGTTCTGGAGGACTGCACAGTCATCTTCGGACACACGCCAACTATCCGTTTCCAGTATGATAACCCAATGGCAATATGGGATGTAAAGAGCTGGATTGGAATCGACTGCGGCTGTATGCTCCCTGAAAAGGGTGACCCTTGGTCAGGAGCTCTTGGAAGACTGTCGTGTCTCCGACTGGATGATATGCAGGTCTTTTACTCTGAGGAACCTCAATATGACAATCTCAAAATATCGGAGGAACAGCATGATGGATGA